ATAAATTGACTTACCAAATGTACATAATCTTTGTTATCTAATATGTGTCTCACCTTCAAGTCTTTTGCTCTTAGAGGTTCCTTCTTAAATGATCTCTTGCCATAATCCATGTTTTCTTGATTCACTAGTTTATCAATAGACATGGTTTCACAACTTTTTATAAATAAAGGAACTTGTTTGTTTTTAACAAGTCCCCAGAAGGTGTTGTATTGATAGAAGTTATCACTTTTTGTATATGTAATAGTTTTACTACTAGTGTTGTAAATAGGATACTTCAGATACTCTCTTAGGTTGTTTTGTGGTTTTGGCACAAGTTCAAGGATGCCAGAACTCTGCTGACCATTATAAAGTACAGCTTTATTGAACCACTCATTATCCACTTCTATCTTTCTATTATCATCAAACACACCTTGTTCACTTGGCAAATATATATATGCCTTTGTGTAATCCTTTACATTCTGAAGAATCTCATCATAGTATTGGTATGCGAAAGGATACTCAATAATATAAGGTCTTACACATCCGTAATATGTATTGTATATTACAGGATTGGTAAGATGTCTCCAGAGAGATGCTGTGTTAGAATCTTGAAACTTAATAGCAGCTAGTTCTGGATTGGTGATTGTTGTAACAGGAATATTCCATACACTTCCACAACAGTTAATCCCTGTTGATTTTATAATAATCACATTTACAGAATCATTAACACTCAAAGCTAATCCAGAAATCAATTGACTTTTAGGCACATCAGTAGCAAGTATGTTTCCCATATCATCAGATATGGAAAACACAGTTGCTCTTCTGCCAGCCTTTTTTAACTTTATGACAATTGTCTTAGCCATGTTTATTTATTTATGGTATAGGACATGTTGTACAAGATGCAGACAATGTTTCTACACCTTCAACATATGTTTGACTACCAAATGATCCTGGAGTGATTGACGTAATTTCTAGGTTAGCTCCACCTTCATTAGGATCAGCACCTGTCAATGTTACAGTTCCACATGTCTCTCCCACCAAGATTGTAATAGTTCCAGATATTGTACTTAGATCAGAAGCTGTCCATGTAACATCCACTGTAATAGTTGTAGCTACAGGAGCAGTTGCATAAGCATATGCTACAACATCACCAGATGAATCGGCCTGTACATTAGCACATGCATCAATTGTTACTGTTAAAGGAGCTGCTGTAGTTGTAGTGGTAGTTGTGCTACTTGTTGATGTAGTAGTTGTTGTGCTACTTGTTGATGTACTGCTAGTTGTAGTTGTAGTGGTAGGAACCACAGTTATAGATAAGTCTATAAAGTTTGTACAAACTCCTGTAGAAACAACACGAATTATTGTAGCTGCATCAGGAACTACTGTAGATGTATATCCTGCAACCAATGCAACTTTTGTTACACCCGTTTCAAAAGGTGTTACATAACCATCTGCATCAGAATACAAATTGAATGGACCTGTGTCAAGTCCTGCTGTTGTTAATGTTATCAATACTGTTTGTGCCATATTATTATTTATTAAGGAATTGTTGTTGTTGTTGTGGTGGTTGTAGTTACTGACTCAGCAGATCCATCAAGAGAACATTGTGCTTCTCTCATAGCATATCCATTAAGAAGACACTCTGCTATTCTTTGAGCATTTCCTTCTAGTTCACATTCAGCCACTCGTGTTGCAGTTCCTACTAGTTGACAAAGAGGTTCAGGAGGAATAATTGTTGATGTTGTAGTTGTTGTAGAAGGAGTTGGTACCACTTGAGCAGCAATTACTTCTAAGTTACATCCATCATTAATACCAGAATAGAAGAAATTGTTCTCACCAATATACCAGTTAGGAATATAGGTGTGGAAACTTATCCAACTCTTTGTGTTAAAGTTGAAAGAAAGTGTCCAAGACTTATTACAGAAATACTCAATATCTGTTAAATACACCACTTGTCTTATAATCAAGTCACCATAAACTTCATTAATGTAAAACTCATTAGTAACCTCATCGTATTTAATACTATCATTATTTGGTACGTAATCAAGCTTGGATATGATGATTCTATCATATTTACTATCGTATACACTATGTAAACCAACACCGTTGAAATGGTTATCTGTAGGAACGTTTGGAAAATACCTAAGGATTTCAAATGCCAAATGGTCTGTAAAGAACCTATTCAATCCTGAACCAAATGCTGACAAATCTTGTGCTTGATTACCAGAAATCAAGAACACCTGTCCACGTTTAGCATCTATAGTTACCTGTCCTTGTGGTATCTTCAGAAGCATCTTGTTCTGACTTCCTACATATCCAAGATCAGTTTCTGCAAAATCAATTGGAGGAGAACTTCTGAACAATGTATCATTTCCTATATAGGCTGCTTGAGGATTACTTGTATCTATTGTCAATAGAGTGTTATAAAGTAACGACTTGTTCTCGAACCTAGCAAGAACTCCTCTATTTTGAATACCATCCAAACTAACTAATTTTCCATAATTCTGTGGAAAATCAAAGAAACTTATAGGACGATAGATTAACCAGCTGTTGATTCTATTATCTGTAAAGCTTTGTTGCCTATCAGAATATATTGTCCTAAATGGAAAATTAGTGTAACAAAGCTGACTTGTCCAATCTATGGGTAGATGGGAGAAAGAATTCTCTTTGTTTTGTTTAGAGAATGTTGGATTGTAATAATATGTATTGTCTTGTACAATAGGTACAAAACTTTGTTGTAACCATTCATCAGGTATACCCGTGCTCACGTGAGGGAAGAAATCTCCCTCTCTATTATTAAACGCTTGCCTAAGATCTACGTTAACACTTGATTCACAATAAAATGTAGGAATACCATAAGCAAAGAGATAGAACTTACCATCATAATACATGTTATCAGGAGTGCTAGCACAATCAAAGTTGATAGCTTTTATTGATATGATGTTGTTCATCACAGTGCTAGTTGCAACAACTGTATAGTTACTTAGTATAGATCTAGATGAATGCCAGTATTTTGGATAGGCTACATTACCTATCTCATCATAGAATACATCTGAATCATCAGGAGCCCCAACTCTATTATCAATAAAGAACGGAATCTTTGTTTTAAAAGAAAACTTACTAATAAATGTATCTCCACCAAAAACAGTAATTTCTGGAGATTGACCTGAGAGAAAAGCTTGTTGATCAAGATTTATTTGAAAACCAGTATCAATTGTATTGTAAGAATACATTTGACCCCACTGATTAGTTAGTATATTTTTGATTGATCCATAGTAAGCAACAGTTGATATATTAAACTCATTGTTTGGTGTTAAACAGTTTCCTTTCTCAGAAATTGTATATCTTGACTCATCACTAACTAAACTGATTCCACCAGGAGCAATGCTTTGAGTTTTGTTTGCATACGGTAGAGCAATTACAAGAGATGCATCTCTTGTGTCTATTGTTTTTAAGTAAACTGAAGACTCTCTATCGTAGTTGTTTATATTATATAGATCTCCTACATTTTGTACTCCAGGAATAATATATTGATAAATATCTAACTCTCTTTGTTTAATTCCTAGTCCATTGTCTACATTTGCCCAATAGTTATATTGAGCTATTGAGTTGTAAGAATAGGCATAATTCTTTCTAGTGATACCGTTGATGTATATAGTTAGATATGCTTGGTAGGCAGTGAACATTGCTGTTGCGTCAAATGGAGGAGCAACATTAGCAATATCAGCACTTGAATCTAACGCCTTCTTTTGAGCATCTTGTGAAATAAACTTGTAAAATGCATTCTTTCTAACTTGTACAAAATGAGCTCTTCCACCACCATACATTACATTTTCAATCTTAAGAATATTTCCAAGGAAAGGTTTTCCAAAAGAAGTTTCTGGAGAGTTGAATACATATCTATAAGGTGACTCAAGATTATTATATGCATCAAGTTGAGCAGGAGCAGGTGAAGGAAACAGTGCGTTACTAGTAGTAAGAAGAAATGGATCTTCTCTAAGATCATTATATGGATAGTTAGGAAAGTAGTAGTCTGTACCCTCTCTATTATATTTACCAACATTTCTAAGAACCCCCTTACCTATGATAGAACTATTTGTGTTTCTATCACCCCTAGTTATCTTAAATCCTACAATATCTTCTTTTTGAGATTGTGTTAAATCTGAAGATGTGATAAGTTGTAACACCTGTTGAATACTAAGTTTTACTCCAATTGGAAAAACAGATTCGTTCTCTATAACAAGATTTGTATAGAAACCACCAGTTGTTATGGTTGGAGTTCCACTTTGGAAAATAGGGCTGATGTTTACATCAGGAAACTTGTGATGCCTAATGGGTGTGTTTGCTAGTTCTCCCCAAACATCAACATTACAAGGATAGACATCTGTAGATTCCCAATATGCAAATTCTCCAACTTCATATGGTGTGGCATTACCAATGTTATCTCCTGAAGCAGCACCAAGTACAGAACCAGTGTTATATATCTTCCAATATGGACTATATCCAATACCACCAGATGTATACTCAGGTTCACCTATAAAATCAGGGTTGGTTGTTGGTACATCTGGATAGCTAAACTCGTTAAAGTTTTTAACTCTTCCAGGAATATGAAAACTATCTGTTTGTTTACCATTTCTTAGAAGAAATACAATTTCAAATGCATACACCTCATCTCTTAAATAGCCTCTGAGATTGGTAGCATTTAACTCATTAGAATAGTTCTCATCTGCAGGGAGTTTATAAGTTTGCCACTTCAGATCAATCTGATTAGCAATTTGTTGATAGTTAATCCTATCTATAGATGTAAGATTGTCCCAAACAAGAACATCTTGTACAGAGGTGATGTCTTGTGCAATCTCATAATAGGCAAACTTTTCAAATATCTCATTTAGAGTTAATCTGATTTGTGCTTGGTTCTGACCGTTATATGTTACAGTGTTACTTGAATCATCAATAAAATAAGTTGCAATAAGCTCAACAGAAGTGATGGCATTTACTGTTTTTATTACAGCAAGGTTATAATATTGAAAATATCCAGTAACATCTATATTACTAATTAATACTTCAATAGATCTACCCACTGGATAGTTATAATCAGGAGTGGTTATATCTGTGTCAAAGATTGGTGTTGGGTTAGTAACTGAATAGTATGAGGTGTAGGCATCTCCTGAAACATCACAATATTGAATAGCAAATTGATAGGTGCCTGCAATAAGATTGCCACCATTTACAACATTGGTTATTTTAAGATTGGGAATATTGAAGTTTGGTTGAACCTTTATCTTATTACAATCCAACTCTGGAATAGTCTCATTATCACAAACATCTGTACCAGGCTTTATCTTGTATGCAGATGTAACATCTTCTATGTTTAAATATCTACGTGGGTTTAAACCATCTGTCCAGTAAATCTCTGTAGTACAGTTGGTAATCTTATGTACAGTTTTATGGATTGGATTGTCTATGTTAAAATTAAGACAAACACCACTAATGTAAGTGTGATAGATACAATCATTGTTATCCATATATCCAATCTCAGAAGCTCCTGTTGTAGGATTGGCGAGAAAGAATATATGTTTGTTCTGTTCATTTATGAAGTGGGTTCCAATGATATGAAACTCTTCGGGAAAGTTTAGGCACAACTCATTACCTGGCTCATTCTGATAGTTAACAGAGTTTGAGTCATAATTTTCTACAGCAGCGTTCAGAGCATAGGTTAACTGTCCTTTCTGAATTTGATTTACAGACTGGTCTAAGTTTAACCCTGTTCTTGCAACATTATTCTCTTGAGTAATGTTTGATTGTTGTTGATCAGCCATTTTTAATTATTACGTCTCCAACCATACCTACTAGTTCTATTAGGCAATTCATACATATTGAATCTATTAAGATCATTCTTGATTCTTCTTTGCTTAGCCCAAGAATCTTGTTTCTTAATTTCAATACTAGCCATAATGAACGCTTCTTCAGATAATTGTTTATAGTACATCAGCTTTTGCTGAATCTGATTAAATGTCTCATCGTTAATTTGATTAGATAGAGTTTCAAACACTTTATACTTGATGAATGCTTCTACATACTCTCTAACACGAAAGTTGTCTGGGATCATTTGGTTTCCTGCCCCATCATACTCAGCAGCATAGAATATCAAATGAACTATACCATTTCTAAAGTTTGTTACAAACTTATTATCTCTAATGTCAAATGAATCATATCCAGCAGAGTTTGGTGTAAACTCACCAGGAGAGGGAACAGCTCCAGAAAATTCCCAAGCATTTGTATATTCTACATCACACCTTCCTGATGCAGATAGGTTTCCTGGTTTAAGCAAATATTGTTTTGTATATCCCCTAGTTGCTTGAGAATTTGTTTTATATACAGCTTGAATCAACTCAGGCATACATTGAGGACAACCTGTGGTACACTCAAGATTGGTACATGGTTGGCCATCGGATATTACAGGACTAACTTGTATAGTTGTAATATCAGCAGCTTGTGAATAGAATGAGTTTGCTGTTTGATAAGGTGTCTGAGGAATGTGTGAACACATCCATGCTTCCCTAACCGCATAAAAGTTATCTGGGAGTCTTGCTATGAAATCATCAACATAAAGTGGAGTTTCAGCAATAACATAAGTTGCCCTTCCTAACTTCATAAGACATTTGTCTAAATAGGTGGGGAACATTAAATCATCAACTGCTCCTGTATCAAAATAGGATTTTAATTCCTCTTTTACAGTGGAATATACAATCTCAGGAGTTGTAAAATTATATCTGTAGTAATATGCCATTTAACTATTTTTTATACTCACGATAAATATGTTGATACTTGTCGTTGGTTTTGAGGTAGTGCGATAGGAGTCTAGATGTAACTCTCGTAGGTTTGAAATACCAAAGATCTGTTTGTTTAAGTCTAGCAGTTTCTTTAAACCAAATCCAGCCAAAGAAATAACCCTCAGTGTGGTAGTTAAAATTATAAATCACCTTTCCCTTTGCTTTGGTCTTTTGCCAGTCAATAGGAAGATTAACAAACTCTTTTCCATCAATCCCCTTCATCTTCCTTCTCTTCTTCTTGTTAATTGAGAACTCACCAAATCCAGCAGGAAGCTTAGCTCTTTCTCCAGTTTCTAATATATAATTCTTGAAAGACTCGTTGAAGGAATAAACTATGTTTTTCCACTCATCGAACGAGATTTTTATGGAAGGGTTTTTTTTACAGAAATTATTGTAGTTTTCTCTACTAGAGCTTCTCCAGTCAACTTTTACTCTCATTAATTTGTTGGTTTAGCATTTGGTGCTTGACCATCTATACCATCTTCTGTAATATCTGTTTTGATTGCAAAATATGTTTGTAGTAACTTCTGAGATGTAAGTTCAAGAACTTGTTTCTCTAAATATCCAGGACAGGCATACTCTTTATCAAGAGGGTTAAGACACAGTTGTTCAGTGGTATATTCTATTGCGCACTCTTCACAGTCTGGGTAAAGTATTGAGTTGGGAACATCTTCTTCAAATAATGCAGATATTCTGACAGCTCGAAGAAGAGGATTACTCACGTACAGGTAACCATTCATTATCCAATAGTATTCTTCCCTTTTGATTATAGGAAGTTTGATTAAATTAGTATACCTATTAATTGTAATCTCTTTAATCTTCTTACCTCTACCACTGAGGGCGTTTATAGAATAAACACCTTGAATAACATATTGATAATTACCTTCAGCTATACGAGGAAGTTTGAATGTTGTTCTTGCTACACTGCAAGGATCTACAAATTCACAACATTCTGATATAGGAACCTCAACTAATTGTAAGCAAGGGATTGTGGTAAACAATGTGTCAGTAGCCCAAAGCTTTCTGAGATTAGTTTCTCTTTTAATAAGAAGCAGTGAATTATTTTTAATCTCAGATGCAATAGCTCTATCAGTGATAAGACCGTCTGTAGAGAGCAGCTTATGCATTGAACGTACATCTGAAACTAATTTTCTTAAAGTTGACATTATAAATATTGTTTGAATATGTTTGTCATTCCTTGTTCATAATCTATAAGGAATCCTGTAATTTCAGCTCTTGAGCCTGTGTAACCATTCTTTTCATCCCATGAACTTTTAGCATTAGAGAATGCTGGGATTTGATAAAACTTAATACCACCAAAGTCAATGCTTATTTCATGATGTTTGTCTCCAGTGAATATGTAGAAGTTCTTGTTATTTGACCATTCTTCTCTAAATTCTATTGGGAATATACTAGCAAGCTTTGCAGGCTTCATAGCATCACCATGATTGAACATCATTGCTGTTTCTCCATAACTTACATATTTTCTATACTTGGGAGAACAATCAAACGTCACTCTTAAATTACTCTTAAAATATGCATCTAGCCAAGTGATCATGTGCCATCCTACAAACTCATCATGATTACCAGCTACATAGATAACTTGTACATCAAGTGCTTTCTCAAGAAGCATCTTTATCATTTCTATCTCATGCTCACATATTCTTTTGAAAGAATCATGATATGTAAGAATGTTCTGTTGTGGAGTTCCTTTAGTTGTGGTTCCAGTGAACTCACTATTGAATTCATCAGAACCTATAATGTAGAAAACTGTGTCTATAGAGTTTGACAGGCTGGCTTGGTTTACAATAACTTCTACCTTATGTAGAATATTAGAGAACCTTTTGCTTATATCATTGTCCCCATCTATGTCAAATTTGTTCAGATGGGAATCTTGTTTATTGATAACTAAACACCCTGAAGACTTATCAAATAGATTTACAGGTTTTAGTATTTCTGTAGATGTAGGTTTATACTCTTTAAGAAACTCAATAAATGAGTCTTGAAATAGTTGTTCAGTGGACTTTTTAGCCATCCAAGCTTTAACTTGCCAATGAGGAGTTTTGCTGTTTCCCCAATAGTTCTGAACATATCTAGTTATTTCCCACTTCTCTGTATCAATCTTTGACTTTATAATAAGTTCATCGAGAGATTTAATTTCTTCAACAGAATTAAAAATCACTTCCCCTACACCTCTAGTAAGATCTTCTTCATATTTAACTACAGCATCTTCAAGGAGACCAATATAATCAGATGCTTCTGCTTCAGTTCTAATAGTTTCTTTTGATTCTTTAAGTTCTCTAAGCAGATTTCCTACCTCTTCTTCACCTATTCCAAGCTTTTCTGCATAAAACTTCTTACTTTTTTTCCAGTTCAGCATTTGTTGAAGCTGGTCAAGAAGATGTTGATTACCAACCATGTCATTATTGTTTGGTTAAAATTGAGTAAAGATACGAGGCTTTTTGAAATTATCCAAATTTATTTAATCAATTAGGTTATCTATGATAACTAAAATGATTATAGTTTAAATAAAAACCCCCAGGCGTAAGCCTAGGGGAAACCCTGTAAAACCAACAAAACAGAGTTTTTAATATATTACAAATGTCTAAGGAGCCACTGAGCATATTCCACTGCAAGTATTACTACTCCATGCTGGGTCGTAATCAAAGTCATATGGACCTATGTAATAAGGAAGAATGAAGCTAGTTCCTAATAGACTTATCACTTTATAACCATACCCATCTGGTACTATATTTAATACGTAATTGTCTATTGTACTTAAGCTTGATTCTGCTCTCATGATATAGCTACCTAAAACACTACAATCAATACAACTGTATCTATCTACACTATAATAGTAATAATTAGGAACTGTTGTAGTTGTAGTAGTTGTTGGTGAAGCAGTTGTAGTAGTTGTAGTTGTACTACTACTAGTTGTAGTTGTTGTACTGCTACTTGTAGTTGTTGTAGTGTTGTTTGCTACACAAGCGTTTACTAATGTACAAAAACTTACGTTTAATGAGGGATTGGTTAATATGGTTTGAAGGATTGTTTGAACTAAGGTTACAGGATCTAACTCCTGATCTATTTTCTCAAGAACCAAATTTAGATTATCCCCTGTAACTACACCTGTGTTTGGCAGGTTTGGACCATTGTAACATATCAGATTTGTATTTATTGGATAACCAGCAAACCAACCATTGTTACACTTCTTTGGATAGACAGTATTAACTTGAACTGGATAGCATGGCGTACCTGGTAAACAAGCCATTTATTGTAGATTTAATAGATTAAGGAATGTACATTATGTAGTAACAAGCAAGTGTAGGTTGAATATTGCTGTGTGACTGATCACCAACATTTACAGCATTTGTCACTCCAACACCAACATTTATTGATCCTACAGCTGTTTGACTTGTTCTACCTACAGTGGCATCTAGACCAGTTGTGTTAGCACGAAGTGCATATTCAGCATAAACACCTTCATTTGAAGTGCGTACAATTGGTGATGTAGCATTTGCAAGATTAGGTAGGTTCTCAGCAATATCTGCAGCAATGAAGTGCCTGTGTGTATCTGTTACAATTACAGCAGCTGTAGCTACGTGCGTGTGTGCAGGTATTTGAGCAGCTGAAAGGATGATTGTGTTAGCTCCATATATAGCATCTCCTACAGCATAGTTGGGATTACCAGCTACAGCAGGATTTACAACAGAACTAAGTGCTCCACCAGGAACAAGTTGTATAGCTCCAACAGGAACACGTCCACGCTTGTCAGGAGTGCCATTTAAACCATTACATAGATATAGTTTCTCCCAATCACCAAGACCAGCTCCTGTGGCATCAAAATAGCTCAGAGAGCCATAATACTCAACCACAGTGTACGGAATCATTTTATTATACTGCTTAGAGGAACTAGGTATACTATCTAGATATGCTTGGATTAATGCATCTAGATCTGAAATCTTAACATAGTTTGTATCTACATCAAGGGCTAGTGCTGATAGTGCCAAATCTAAATCACACAGTTTTGTAATCACTGCTTGAAGAATAGCATGTGTACCAGAAGTTGAAGTTACACCATCAAGACACTCTACAGTGTAATTAGCTTCTATAACATCGATCCTTCCATCAAGCACTACAATTTGAGTTTGTAAATCACATACAGACTTAATAAGCGCTGAAATATAATCGTTAAGTGTAAACTCTCCACATGTAGGGAGATTAGCATTAACAATTTCACATATAATAGTTGGATCAACTATAGGTAGAATTCCTACACCATTTAAAGTGGATGTAAGAAATTGTATAAGTGATTGTTCAATATAAGACAAAGAATCCCCTGTTTGTATTCCCAACACTGGAACATCAATTCCTGTATATCTCACACATTTATCTGAAACTATCTCAGCACATCCGTTATAACAATTTGAACAAGACATGTTTTTATTTTATTTATGAATTAATATTTTAACTCTACTTGCTATTTGCTCTACAGTGAATGGTGCTCCATAATCCAGATTACAATACTTGAATCTTAAAATCCTTCTGTAGTTAAGAAGGTCATCAATAACAGGTCCATTTGTAGCGTAGTTTAAAGAGAACACAATATTATTGTATTCTTTGTTTGCCACCTCTGTAAGTTTGCAATCGATGTCTGCCATCAGAGCTGGAATAGTTGTACAACTAATACAATCTGTAAGTCTTGGATATAACATCTTTTATTCTTTTAGTTGCTTGTTTAAGTGCAGCATTACATCCTGCACACAATCCATTAATTAACTGACAACCGCAGCCAACTTTAGTACCACAATTTCTACAACTTGCCATATCAATACATATTATTATTTACATAATTATTACCATAACAGTTACAATTACCTCTAATAAAGTTATTTAACATTCTATTTGCTTGATTGTAAAGTTTGTTTGCTGTAGCTACAGCACAGTTATTTGCTGCAGCTATTGCTCCTTGTATAAAATAATAAATACTGTTCAACTCCACTTTCTGTTGTCTCTTTATAGCCAAATCACATTCCATCATGTCAAGCTTCATAAACGCACTATCGAACTTCTCTTGAAGTTGATCAACGCGTATTATTGTCTTCTGAACATAATTTACATATGCAGGAGCTACTGAATACTTAATATAATAAACTCCATCAGGAAGAGGTAGCAGAGGAGCACCCACTGCTGTTAATCCTAATGATGTAGAATTGTATATATTAAAGTCATTTATATTGAAAGGAAGACTCACTAGACCAAATCCAGGAACATCTATTTCAATAGTAGGAGATTGTACAGCAGGACTAACTGGATATATTGAATTATCAGCAATACCCAAGGTCTCTAGATTATATGTAGGAATAACTAATATATCTAATTTGAGATCTGCCATATTCTTTTAAATAAATAAGCCAGAGGATTTGAGATTGAATCCTCTCACCTCTGGCTTAGGTTATATGATATTGTTTCTTTCTACAGCCCTATTAAGGAATAAGAGTGCTAGTAGTGGTTGTAGTAGAAGGAGCAGCAGTTGATGTAGTGGTTGTAGTGCTTACACAAGCATTATCAAACTCAATAACACCAAGAGCATCTTCAAGAATTGCATCAACAGATGTAGCAGCACCGCTTCCCTGAGGAACAGCAATGATTACCATAGCATCTTCTTTGATGTAATCACCCCAGCTGTATGCAGACTTGCTATACTCATTAAACTTAACATAGTAAGTGTCATAAGTTGTACCGTCACTAACCCAGCTTTCGAAGTTCTCATTGTAACCATTCATCCTATAGAGATGCTTCAGGTAACCAGCTTGGTAGCTGTAGTAGTTCTTTTCCAATTGAGCAATCTCATCAGAAGTACCTGAAGGGTAAGATGCACGTTGTACAACTTGAGCTTCAGCAACAATGTTACAAGCATCTGCTACGATAAAGTCAGCAGTGGTAGCAGGACCAGAATAAACAAAAGTACGGAAGTACATTCTGTCATATTCCCAAGGGAACGCAGCGACATCACAAGGCTGACCATACTTGGTAAGAGGCTTACCAGAGATACGAAGGATAGTTCCACCTACATTTTCAAAAGTGTAGAAGTCATTGAAGCTAATGTTATCTGGGTTGTTACCTGGAGCTTGCTGACGCAATTTTACAATGAATTGATTAATCAATGCATTAACATCAGTGTTCTCACAAGGATCACCACCACAGTCACAACAAGGAGCTTGTACAGTTACTGAACGTGTGAAACCATTGAAATACAGGGTGTCAAGGTAAGAAGAGTGAGCACGAAGTGTAAGGGTAACAACGTCACCACATTTTACATTCCAGCCATCAACATCTGTAATTTGAACAGCAGGGGTTGGACAACCAGCCACTTTGTACCATTCAGTTACATTTGATTTACAAGCTGCGCTTTCTCCACAACCAGCGATCTTATCAGAACGCTTAGAACCTTGGAGATAAGTGTTTACTCGACCTTGAGCAACATAGAAATAAGGAGAGGTGCTAGGGGTGGTGGTTGCTTGATAATCTTTATCAAAGAAACCAACTTGTCCAGCAACCAAGTCTTGCGTAGAACCACTACTGGCTATTGATGTGCCAACAGGAACTACGAAGACGGTAGTTAGAGAAAAATCTGCCATTGTTATTTATTTAAATAATGAAAAAAAACTTATTCATTTGTCTGTATCCTATAAACTGAGCTTTGGACAGCAGACTGGTTTTCGGTGTACATTGCTAGGTTTTGAACTGTTAGGTCTAGAAGTTCATCTTCTAGATATGTTTCAAGTTCACAATTTTGATCATATGATGGTAAACCATCTAACATTATATATCCCTCTTTATTAATATACTGAGGATATCTCATGTACGATACGTAAATTTTTGTGGGGGTAAATGTACCATCTGTAAAGATTGATATCTCATCAGATGATATAAAGTTAAAAGTTTCTTGGTATTCAAAAGAAGGTTTGTAATGATCGTTGTTTAAAAGAAGTGACAAGTCACCATGTTTTGCAAGATCTTTGTTTATCCAAATCTTTCTATCTTTACATTTACCTTTGTCAGCCATTACATAACTATCAATGTAGAACATGTATTTAGGATCTAACTCATGCAAGTATGCAAACCACTGATTTAGTTGTATATTTTTTAAAGTTAACGTCAGGGGTTGGTGGGCATAATTCACCACCAAACTCTGAAGATCTTCATATCTTTTCTTAAAAGAATCAAGACCTAAACCTGAGACAACTGATATACCATCAACCTTCTGTTTAATTAACTTGATTTGAGCCTCGTTGAGAGCTAGTATTTTATCTTCAAGTGCAATTTGCTGATGTTCGTTAGTTGATAGTTTATTTAGTTTCTGATCTATTTTATATAATAAACTATCTACTGGTATCATACAGCTGCGAGTTTTTTACTTTTTAATTTTTGTTCTAGGGTAAGTAGTTGATCTTGGTTATCATCATCAGCAAGGAATTTAACTAAATCTTCCTCATCAATTGCAATTTCAAATTCTCCTTCATAAACTCTACCATTAGGTTTAAGTCTATAAATAGAATGAAGTAGTGATTGTTTAACAAGATCTTTAATATGGAGCAAGTTTTCCTTCATATCAGCAAATCTAGTGAAAACTTCCACTGGATTTAATCCTTGATATTTACCATTCTTGAATTCTGTTTGTTTAAGAACATTATCAACTTGGTTATACACTGATTCTTCTTTGGTATCTTCTGTTACAGGAAGACCTAACAAACGAGCAACCTTTCTCTTCTTCTCAGGAGTCATTGAATCAAACTTAACAATAGCCTTGTTGATCAATTGTTTCTTCTTAAAGATTACAGCATTTTCAATCTCATCATCAGCAACATAGAACTGAATGTCAGCAGGATATTCACCACGCTCCCAAGCTTGATATGAGCTTGCAATTGTTGGATGAACTCTAAGCCATGCAAACGTTAGTTCCTGAAAAGGAATCTTAAAGTCGAAGTAGTTATCTCCATCTATAAGCTTTACAGGCTGCACATGCATTGAATCATTCGTAGAAGTTGAAAGACCATAATTCCAGAAAGATGATCTAGATCCTAAATCAACTCCTCCAAGAGAATCTTGTAATTTCTCACGAAGAGCTGTAACTCTTTCAATTTCCAATTCTCTTTCTGTACTATCACCTATCCTGCGTATGTATGCAGCATTAGCATCAAGTCCTGTTCTGTACTGACCATCAAGTTCCTTGTAAGGATACTTAAACACTCCTGTACCAGGAATCCTTGTCATACCTTTTTGTGCAAGACCGCCTTGCATTGTCTGAATCTGAGAATTGTTATAGTCTTTCTTAATTGTAGAGACTTTTCCTATCTTTGCCATAATGTAATTATTGTATTTGGTTTTTGTTTAAATTATTTCTTCTTTCGTGTGTAACTATTCTGTGGCAATTGCAACATCTTATTTCACATTTATCAATTTCATCTTTTAGAAGTTCTAATCTGTAAGCTTTTGTTATCATATAAGAAACATGATATAATTTAATTCCTTTTACATGATCAAACTCTAAAACTCTAACATCTGAATTTCCACAATCTACACATGATTTGTTTTCTAAATAATCCCTCACATACAACTTGTTTCTTAGAATAGATTTATCTCTACTCTTTTTTTGGATCGTATAGGTATTCCACTTTTCCTTACCCATATGTAGTTTTTTAACTTGGTTTTAAGTTGCAGAGTGCTTCCACTGAAGGAGTAGCGATTGGGAGACACCCCAATCCAACACTCTGTAGTTTGAGAAGAGCTCCCCCACGGGGATGTGGGGGGCAATCTCTTCTCGGTATAGGGTCTAGGAATACTGTTCCTAGAGTGGGATCCTTAGAATTGTGGGATCTCCTCAATCAAAACTGTACGAGAAAGGTCCTCGATGAATACATCGCAACGGTCTTTCATCCAGATTTCATAACCAGGGAACTTGTTAGCACTTGACATTCCTTGAGACTTAGCAAAGCCCAGGTGATGACGGGTACCATCGATATATCCCCAAGTCATTGAAGGTGCACCCTTCATCCTTACTTCACGAATGTTGTTGATCATTGAACCATCGCTCATTGGAGATACATCAAACACCATGAATACAGGAGTAGATTTCTTATTCTGACCGAATTCAAGGTTAGATTGTGGAAGATCCAACTCTTTCAAGTGAATCAACTCAACACGACCAGTCTCACGAGTAACCATTGCATCGAATGCAAAGTTATAAGTGATGTGCTGACCTTCGCCTTGCATGTAACGATTTCCAGAATCAGCCATGAAGGTAAGACCACTGTTCAAAGCGTCTGTCTTCAAAGCTTGTTGGAATACGTCAAATCCAGCTTCATTTGTATACATTTTAACCCTACGGTCTTTCACATCAACCCTTCTGTAGAACAGATCTCCGAAAACTGAACGGATAAGGTTTGCAGTGAATTCACCACGGTTATATTGAACCAAGTTACCATTGTTACGCATCCTGTGGTAAACACCAGCAGAGGTACGCTTCAATTCTTGCTTAGAACCATTTGTTTTAACAGTTCCAGGCTTGCTCCAAATCATACGCTTAACTTTCAATTCAAGCATAGACTTACGCATCCAGAACTCAATGAATGGTTCCCATTTAACATCGTTCCTAGTCAAAGGAAGTTGGTTACGCCTTTGTGGAGCATATACCAAGATGTCCAAAGGTTTGCCAGAAGCATCAACCATCATTTTGTCATCAGCCCACTCAGTGATTTTGTGCTCATAACCATATGCAGAACCCAGAGATTCAAACATTGTGATTTGCTCACCCAAACGAGGAAGACCCAAAAGATCTTGATCAAATTCACCAATTGCAGCATCTACCAACTCAAGTTCGATACCATACTGAAGGAACGTAGAAGATACGAAATCAACTGTAGGGTTATCACTAACAAGAGTGAAATAGTAAAGATATCCCATGTTCCAAGGAACTGGATCTTTGATAACGTAGAAACGAGGACCATATTGACGAGAACCTACAGAAATGATTGCATTCTTAGAGAATTCGTTAGTGTCCAAGATGAGAGAGAACTCTTGACCATCGATACCAGGCTTATCCAAAGCTGCTGTAGAAGATGGAACATCGATGATTTTAGGAAACTTGTAAGGAACCTGAACTTGCCACTTCCATGCATCGCTGTTATTGTCGATGTAATAAGGAGTGGACTTGTTGATCATGTCCAAAAAGTCATTGCTGTAAAGAGAGCTCTGTGTGTAGAGACTGATGATTTTCTTATCATAGTCTGCAGGCTCTGTGCTGTGGAAGCTTTCTAGGTGGTTGGCGTCTGTAAGCTTACCTACAGCACGTTTGTCCATTGAAGCCACACGAGCATACGTAAATCCAGTTAAACCTGGGATTGTTTGAATTGCCATTTGTGTTACCTTTTTAAGTTAATGTTTATAAAAAATTAGAGAAACCATGATGAGGATGGCTTACTAGATTTACTGCCTGATTTCATTGATGCTTTGCTAGTTTGCCTAGCAACTTCACCAAATAACTCATTAGACTTTTTGGTGATTCCTGACTTTTGAATTGTAGAGAGGGTGGGATCTTTCTCAATAATCTTGAGAAGTAAACCAACCTTAACCTTCAATTCATGATTTTCAGGACGCTTCAACTCTAGGATGGTACGATCAAAATCTGTGAGTGTCTCACCAGATGGTGTCTTGTACTTATCAACTAGAAGGAAATCTTGTAGTTCACCAGCAAGCTTTGGGTTAATTGGAATACCGTCAAACTCTTTTGCTTTAAGCTTGTCTTGTAAGACAGTTTGAACGTTACTTATATATTGCTGTTTAACAGCTGCTTGTTGTTGTAATTGTGTTTCTCTTTGCTGTTCCATCTGAGTAAGCTTTGCAGCTTCCTTCTTAACCAACACTTTATGGTGTTTTGTTGCAACAGTTTCAAGATCACCGTAGTTTTTCAAACGTTCAACTTCTGTTACTACATCCTCAGGATCAAACCCTTGGTCAGTTAAAGCTTGTTTTAGGATTGCCACTTGATTTGACTCATCTGACAAATCCATTTCTGAAAAACTCTTTATATTGTTATATGCACCGAAATATTCTTTAGGATCAACACCTTTTACAAAGATTGCTTCAAAAGCTTGTTGATAGTCTTCTCCAAACTGTCCAATGAAATTGTTCACCACTTCAATTGCTCCTTTCTTCTTTTCAGCATTGAATCTCTCAAGAAATTCTTCAGGAGTTGAGATGTTGATTTCCTCTTCATCATCATCAGTTGAGAATACACCAAGTTTCAAAAGATCTTTAGAAAGAGCTGCAAATTGGGAAACTTCTGGTTCTTCCTCTTCATCAGATTCAGCCACTGGAGCTTCTTCTTTCTTCTTAGCAGGAACAGGCGTTTCTTCTTCATCCTCAGTGTCATCATCATCACCTCCATACAGGAAGTCTTGGATGTTCACTTTAGATTCTTCGTCTTTCTTAGCCTCTTCCTGAGCAGGAGCTTGTTTAGAAGCTTTCTTCTCTGGAGCAGGCTCATCTTTAATATCTTTAATATCTTTAATATCATCTGGAGAACTTGTGGCGGTTTCTGGTGACATCAGATCATTTAAAAGATCCGCATTTCCCATACCCATTTCCATTGTGTTCTCAATACTAAAGTTACCAAATGACTGGTTTATATCTAAATTTTCGGCCATATGTAGTTCTATTTATCTGGTTTTCAATGTAAAAGTATAAAACATTATTATATTAGCAAAGAGATAGTATATCATCCAACCCAATTTTCACGATAATATAGCATTAAATTATTTTACTCTAATCTAAATTGTTTAAAACTGAATCGTTTATGATTCTATAACTTCGTATTGGAGCTATGTCAGTAAGCGTAACTTGTTGTACATCAACGCCCCACTTCCTTGCTTCAACTCTAACTTTCTTTGTAAGAAGGTTATCTAGCTCTAAATCAAGACATGCTTCTAGCGGAGTGGTAATTATTATGTTCTTTATAATAGACTGTGCCATATCAGCTAATGCATCCTGTGCATCAAACACCTCAAGTAGGAAAATCTTTACATCAGATATTTTATATTTAATCACTCCTTTAACAACAATGTTCTGTTTGTCCTGTGTATACAACGATTGAGCAGATAAACTTAATGTTGTAACTACAACGTGGTGACTTATCACTTCATCAAATATTGGAAGTTTCACGTGGAACCCTGGACCTAACACTTTAATAAATTTACCATTCCTAAGAAGAACGGCTTGTTCATAATTAGGAATAATGATGGCAGGCATAATATATGCCCACCATTCTGTAATTACATCTATAAGTCTATCAAACATTATTTAGTTTTTTTAGCTCTTCCTTTAGCATTTTCTTTAGCAACGGCTAAATCATTTGCTTGGTTTTCTCTAGCCACTTGTAATTTTTCTTTCTCAACTTGTAACTTCTGAGCAGCTAATGTATTCTTTGATTGTATGTCAGCCATTTTTATTTGGTAATCTCTAGCAGCTTTAGATTGCTCATTTGCTAATTTACTCACCTCAAGAACATCAGGAACTTCATTTGCATTAACATCTTCACTTTCCACTTTACCAAATCCTGTAGCTTGAATGATAGCAATCTCTTTCTTACTAATCCTATCAAGTTCTTTTTGATAATCATCATGTGCAAGCTTCTGCTCATTCTGAAGTTGTGCTTGTTCCATTTGTGCTTGAGCAATTTGTTGTTGTTGCTCCATTTGTTGCTGCTGTTGCTGCATTTGTTGATCCTGAAGCTGTTCTTGCCTTTCTTTCAATGTTTTGAACACCTTCTTCATCTGCCTAATAGAGTTGGTAGAATAGAGCTCAATTATATCGTGGAGACTTCCACCATTCTGAAGAACAGCTTGAGACAGTCCTCTAATTTCAGTGAACATTTGTTTATCTTCAGGTCTATTAGTAGCAAACACTTTAAGATCACGGAATTTGAGTTCTGAACCATTCACTTGAACAAATGCAGATTCTCCTTCAGATGTAATGTATGATAGGGTGGATTGAGGTTTTTTAGATTCAACGTACAGAGAAGCATCAATGATTGCTTGATACAACTGACCTAACACATACTCATGAGCTACAAACAAAGGTTCTGTTTGAGCATATGATTGTGTAATAGCAGCATTTGTTCCTGTAGCAGACTCACTAGCTGTAATTGATCCCATTCTTTGCCTAGACATACCCACAAGTTCCCAGCACTCATTCTTCAATTGCATAGCTAGATTATACCTTGCTTGAATCTCCTGCGTACGCGTGAGGTCTAAGCTTGTATATTGGTTGAAACTTGATGGGCTCTTAAGATTCTCTGGAGAATCATCAATAAATACAACACCTCTATTACGTGCTTCCATTTCCCAAATATCAAGAGCATCTTGTGCATCTCCATCCTTAGGAATAGGAATATGTCTAATAGACATAAGTTGCACCTTACCCACTTCCTTCTCAAGAAGTTTATAAAGCTGGTTCATACAAACATTGTATAACACTTGGAAAGGCTTCATCATATCAACAAGACTCTTAGCTTCTGTATTCTTCACTTCATAGGTGATTCCTATGATTGGACAATAGTTCAGAAGTTTGAATGGTTTGATGTGATAGATGTCTGGACCAATCTTTGTTCCCTGATACCACTGGTTAATCCATCCCCATTCCAAAGACTGTTCTGTAGGAATAGTTCCAGATTTGTAGCTTTCATCAACTAATGTGGATTGCTCGTTACCAAGTTCATCAGTGTAGATGAGCTTACCTATCTTTTTCTTACTTAACCAATATGCCCTAACTACAACATACTTGTATCCAAATGAAGACACATTAGATGTAAGACCTAAGAAGTCTTTAAGACCATCGTTGTTCTCCTTCATTTCACTCTCGATAATCATACGGGTTTGAAGGACCAGTGGATCATATGTATCGTAGGTAACTGAGTCAATACCAGGAGTGACATTGGGGTTACCTAGATTAGATTCACGGACATTAATCAGTCCATAGTCTTGGAGAGAACTTCTGAGATGATCTATTTCTTCTTTGGTCAGGTCAGGAATTGATTCAATTATTTCTGAAAGCTCCATAACTTGCACAGTACCAGCAGTGTATGCTCCTTGTGCCCTACCTGTAGGATCAGATATATACTTCCTATCTGGTGTAGTGAGGAACCATGTGTTCTTAGGGTTTGCCACTTCAATGTTATACCCAACCTTTGAGTTGTCCTCATAGATGTGATAGAACTCCCTAGCTGAAATCAGCATATCTCTAAATGCATCTTCAGACTTTTCTTTCAGAGTGAAGTCAGCCTTCTGGCATGTAAGAACGTGGTTAGCCCACTTCTCAGCTACAGATGTATAGTTGTCAAGTTCATCCTTCACTTCTTCCATTGTCATTTGTTCAAGCTGCTCATCTTCAATCTCCTCACCTGACATTGCAAGTTTTTCTGCAATCTTCTGTCTAGCTTGATTCATTACATACTCCTGAAGAATCTGTGTTTTAAATTCAAGTTCTTCAGACTGACTGTCATCATCAAATGCTTTAATCCTAAATGCATCAGGACGTTTTGATATTTCTCCTACAAGTTCATTGATAGGTGTAGTGATGATGGAATAGTGCTTAACATACCCAGGAAGACCTAAATCAGCCGTAAGCATATCTGTAAAACTCTTAACTTGGGGCTCTTGATAGAAATCCTCCATACGAAGAATTCCTTTTACAAGATCGTAATTCTTAACAAATGTATCCCTATTCTTTACATACTCAGCATAAGCTTTGTTAGCAAAATAGTCCATTGTATTCTTAATCCAACTCTCATCTTGTTTCTCTTTCTCAGTTTTAAACTGATCAGGAAATATATTAAGATAGGCATACCTTATAGTAGCATCCTTTGTATATCTAATTATTGCCATTATGTAAAAAGTTTATTTCTTTTATATTTACTTGTACCAAACATTCCTCCTCTTGATTCAGTGAACAAGGAATTGTTTTTATTCTTTATAAACATTGACTGAATCCTAGGATCACCTGATCCTCCCACTCTACCCAATATAGGATCCATTTTATAAGCTTGGGCAATTGCCAGTTCTGCTGCTACAATTCTATCAAAGTTACCCTGATCATTATATTGTATAACCTCTTCTAGTAAAACAGGGTCAAATATCTTATTCACTCCTGTAACCTGTTTGATTACAACTCCTTCATCATTTTTCTCTATAAGCAATGATTCTTCCAAATACTTCTTCAAGCAGTTGTGAAGATAATCAATCACCTTCTGAGATGAACGATGAATCCCATATTCTCTCTTAACTGTTGTGTTAGGAACCACCTCATGTAACCATTGAGGTTGTTTCTCTAAATAGTGAGCATCCCCTTTTGCTTTCATATATTCTATGAAAGAGATGTCATCATTCTCACACAGTGTCCTAGCATTGTAATACTTTATAAGAAGCCTAGCCTGTTCTTCCCACGTTTCCTTCTTCTCAGGTCTAGCTACATACGAAGCTACGAACATATCCTGATATTTCTCACCAGTGAGATCGTGCATTCTCTTATATACATATACGGCTCCTAGAGAGGAACTATATGCAGATTGTCCCTGTCTATAGGGATCCACCCCTGCTACATACAATCCATACGGAGGGTTGGCAACAGGGAATTCATAAATTACAATAGGAGCATCTTTCAGATCGCTGTTTTTCAGAGGAAAGTTTGTAATAGGTTGTTTGTCCGTAAAATCATGTCCTATTTTATCCTCATCAGCGTACAAAACAACAGGAGTGCCCGTACGCTCATTCTGAAGAATCCTAGTCTTCTGCCTTTTGGCAGCTTCAATATCAAATATATTAGTGTCCTCGTTAAGGAATATATCATCAACTTCTAATGGATAGTACATCTTCTCTTTCAGATAGGCTATCCTGTCTCCTGCTTTTTTGAGACGTTCTAAATTAGATATGGTTATTTGGTTAGCCTTTTCCTCATTGCTAACAAGCATTGGTATTTTGTAAAGATCACTATCTTTAGGTTCTTGAAGAAACTCACCAAGCGTGGATTCTTCTTTGGCTTCCATTCTATATTTATTAGAAATGAAAAGTCCATGTACCCTTGTTGTATCCTTCTCATTGTTATATGTAAGAAAATTAAAATTGTCTACATCGAACATTAAGCTCTTTGCATCCATAAATCTCTTCATATCACCACCTGTACCTGTAAGGATAGGAGAACAACCCCATCCAAATGGTGTTGTAAAACCTGGCACAGCTGCTTGGAAACCTCGAAGAAAACTTCCCTTACCAATCTCATCTATAATTAGTTTACGTGGTTTTGTACCTGCAATAGCCTCTTCGTTATTACCTTCATCAAGGTTTCTGATAAGAATCTGAGAGAATGGAATCCTCTCTCCTGATTTAGTTTTAATACCAAGGGTCACTTGGTTCTTCCAGTTGTCCTCAATCCTTTGCCATCTCCATGCTTCTGGTAAGAAGTTCAATCCCTTATCAATCTTATCTGTAATAAGCTTTATATCTGGAGCATTCAATCCAGAAATAATGTTTTGGGAGTTTTCATCAAATGTAGCTCCCCATGCAACATAGGAACTTTCAATAACAGACTTAGCCAAACGCCTAATGCCTAGAATAACTAGTCCTTTCTTTTCGTTTTGTGCTCTGTCTATCTCGTTGGTTATAATCCACTCATTATCCCTAAGCAATGGATTGGAGTATTTCTGAGAAATTCTTCCTCTATCATCTATAATATCCACCTCTGTATTCCAGAAGTTTAGGTGCCAATATAAAAAGGGGTTGATATACACCCCATTAATCATAGCTCCATTTAAACATAAATCCTTATGAAAATTAAAGAATGCTTTATGCTCCTCACTTTCTTTGTCAGGAATTCTTGGCTGGTTAATGTACCAATCTTTATAATCTATAGACTGTATCATCCTCTACTTTTAAGAAAGTCTTCAGCCATAGAGCTGAGCTCTCCCTTACCTCTCACCTCAATTTTAGCCTCTTCCATTTTTCTAAGCTTATCCACCACTTCCACTAGAGCTAGATAGTTCTTCATAGTTTCCTGAACAAACTTACCCTGTGCTTCGATAGATGCAATCACCATAGGAAGCATTCCTCCTTTGGCTGTGGGTTTCCACTCAATCCTGTCCTTCAATTCATGAAGGGGATTGGCATCAACATAAGCTCTCCAGCTCTTAAGCTGTTCTTCAGCCCATTCAAGCTCTGTATTAACGTATGTAGTTTTCTTAATGGTTGCCATTATAGCTCCTCTAGTTTTTTATTAATATTATCCACTTCAGCTCTTAACTTAATTATTTGTAAATTAGCCTCTGCTCGCCTATTGTAATAAAACTGTTTTAGCTTTTCGAGTATTTCTCGTTCACCTTCTATAGTTTCATCTGATAGAGATAAATAGTCATTAATTGACTCTGTAGTTTTAGCTTCGTAAACTAAGTTCTCTTCTAAGTTTTCTTTAATATTCATTGTCTTCTTTTTTAAATAAACTGTCAAGGTCCATACCTTCCTTTATAATCTGATCTATATCAACATCGTCTGTATGAGGAACATCCATCTCCAACTCACCTTTATACTTAGTTAAAGCATAAAGGAGCTCCTTATCTGTCAACCCCCACGTGTCTCCATACCCATCTAAAGCTGTTGCTATGTGTCTACCCATATTATAATTAGGGTAGAGCGTATGTAGTTCTTGGAGAGCAGATACCACCTTATTGTAATAATTGGTTCTCTTGCTCATTTCGTCATTTTGTTATAATACCTGCTGTTGATGCTGACAGTTTTGTCAAGCTAGGACTAACTACATCATCAATAAGTTTCTTAATCTGTTCGTTTGCTGAGGCTTTTACATCCTCTGACACACCTGGTGTAGCCACAAGAGCCCCAAGTTTCTCAATAACAATCCATGCTTCTACTGCTGGGTTCATAATAGTTGGTTTAAATCTTCGTCAGATAGCTTCTTATCTATCTTAATATCTTTATCAATATCTTCTTCAGAAATGTTATCAAAATTG